ATCTCTAGCAATAAAGGCACAAGGAAAAGCATTCCCCTTTGAGTTTACATAAAAGTAACCACCCTTTCTTGCATCGCACCACACTGGATCCTTTTCTTTTAATTTAGTTTTAGTTTTTCGTACTACATCTTTTTTACTAAATTGTTTTAGTGTGGTTAAATTAATGGGTATGTCTTTAGAAATCTGAATGTCTATTTGTTCCTGTTCTTTTGTTTTTTCTTCTTTTTTTGGAACGACAACGATTTCGTCAACATAGTTTAATTTTAAATCTTCAGTAAATGTCTGAAGAGTTATTCCAATGTTTTGTTGTTTAAAATATTCGCATATTTCTTTTAACTCCTTACAATTAACTGGGTCTGTTATTTCACAGGTAATAGTTACCCAACTGATTGTATATTTCTCAAATATATTTTTGATGCTTTTTAATGTGTGTTCGTAGCCGTCAACAAAAATATCATTAAAGTCGTTTTCAGTATCGTTTTGTTTAGTAGATAGTTGTATTATTGCACCATCTGGCTTTTCTTCATATAATGCTTTATATAAATCGCTATAGTCTTCTCCGTGACTTTGAAAGTATTTAAATAGCGTAGCATCATCTCCTTCTTTATTTAGTACTCTAAGCAGTTCATTTCTTGGCATAATATTATATAATCGCTCAAAGACTGCTTCATAATCTTCTTCATAGAATAATTCAGTTACATGATAGAAGTAATATTTTTTGTACATATTATGCAATTCTTCTTCCGTACTATGCCAGAACCAAACAGAAGGACCTTGCTCTTTAAACTGTTCCATTAACCACACTTGTGTCCAGTAAGCATGAAATTCATTGTATTGTTCTATTATCTCTTTTAGAGACATATTCCACAAGATACTTTCACCACCATTTACCACATCTTCATCTTCAGGAAAAGATAATGCAAATGTTTTATGCATTGAAACAAAATCTTTGTTATTGTAATGCTCTTTTATAGTTTCATGTGCAGAGTAATCCATGTATCGTTTATTGAGTTGATCATTATCAAGCCATTTAAACCTCAGCCATTCTCTCATATGCTCAAACTCTTTTTGATTTTTAGCATACTCTCTTGTCCATCGAGGAAATTCAAAGAAGACATCTTTTAACTGAACAAAATTTTCTGTAGATAATAGATTGCCAATTCGCTTTAAGTCTGTTGTATTATATGAAAAGAAATCTTTTGGTAATTTGGGTAGCCACAATCTTTCAAACTGATCTCTACCTTGCCAGTGAATTAACAGATCATAATTCTTTAATTCATGTGGTTTAATTTGATCTTTAGCGTTTGGTGTTATGTCTGTATTAAATAAACAAAACTTGGCATCTTCTCTAAAGTAATGCTCTCTTAAATCTTTCGGATATGATTTACCTCTATTGAAAGAATAGTACCAATCTTCTGGTAAGAAATTCCAGAATTTATCTCCTACTACTTGATATTCTCTTCCGTAATGGTAATTGTCTGTTCCTTTCCAGAAAGTTTTGAAGACTGTTTCTTGGTGCTTTAATACATCATGATATATTTTTTCACATTGATCATTGCACCATAGCATGATACTAGAATTGTATAGTGATCCTCGTATATCTTTAAACCTTCTATCATTTAATACTTTTTCATCTTCCCAATTGGTGTATAACATATGAGGAGTAAAAGCATAGTCATAGATGTCATCGATGTTATTTTGAATAACCACATCTAAGTCCATGTAACAGAAAGGACCTTTTGTTTTTAACCAGTGATGCGAATTAAAAAGAAGAAACTTGGCTCTGTCCCAACAATAGTTTTCTCTACCAAACCAGTAATCGGGATGAAGTGGTTTTACATGAGGTATTGAACGAACTATGATATTTTTATCTAGTCCTTCAGAGTCATCGGTATAGCAGACAAATTTAAAGCGTTTCGTATATTTACGCTTTATCATTCCGTATAGATTATTGACATACTCCGCAGAGTATTTGTTACCCCATTTTATGGAGAGAAAGTGTATCATAATATTTTTGTTTCAAATCAACTGTTGTTTCTTTTTGTCCGTTTAATAACACGATTGGATAATCTTTCTTTATCTGATATGCTCTGGGTGAAATATCATATCGCTCATCAACCCCAAAAAGAAAAGAATAAATTAATCCTCTAGGAAATGTTCTATTAATCATATCTTCATGATATAAAAACCAATCATCGTTATCAGAGTATTTAGTCATGATGTAGTCAGAATTTGAAGAAAATTTTTCATAAATATGTTTAACATCTTTGCTATTATATGCTATAACACTTGAATTGAATCTTCCACCAAAACTTTTCCAATATGTTTCACATATAGTTGGTTCATCACAATAAGCAAAGAATGGATCTAGACTTCCCTGTATTATTATATCTAGATCCAGATAAAGACAGTTACCAAGATCGTGTTGAAAGAGTTTTATCTTTTCAAAAGTACCATCAATATCAGTAATTAGTATTGGGTTTATTTCTGGTCTTAATTGACCGATGTTCTTTTCATCTACAAAGCAGACATGATTGTATTGTTTTGAGGCTTCATAAATATGGTGTACATCATTAACATTATATTTTTCACCATAAAGTAAGGTAATCACGGTATTCAAGATAAACTCCCATTTTATAAATAGTATTTAGACAAAGAGGAAGACTAGTAATGGCATATAACAATAATGTAAAGAATATCGTTGTTGATCAAGGAACAACTTATAGTTCTACTGTTTCAGTCAAGCAAACTGATGGAACTACTGCTAAGGATCTTACGGGTTATACATCAACTGCTCAACTACGAAAAAGTTATGATAGTACAACATCAACCTCGTTTACTATAGCCCAAGTAGATGCTACAGGTGTTATAACTATATCACTCACAGCAACACAAACTGCCGCTTTAAATTCAGGTAGATATGTTTATGATGTTGAAAGTGCTAGTGGCTCAGAAACTTTGCGTGTACAAGAAGGAATATTAACAGTAACACCTCAAGTCACAAAGTAGGATTAGAAGATGAGTGATGAATTAAAAAAACTTTTTGAAGCGATTGCTCAAGAAAAAATTAGAACTAAAAATAATCAAAAGCAAGCGACTCTTGCTGAAGCGAAGAAAGCAGAGAAAAAGAAGAAGACTAGTCAAAAAGTTCAAGGCGATTTTTGGGAAATTTTTACCACTCAATTAAAAGCACTATCTGAAGAAGAAACAAAACAAAAGAGCGAAGTAGAGAAGTTAAACGAGATCAAGGATGGGTTTAAAGAGTTAGATCCATCTCGCTATGTCATCGAAAGTTCCGTCATTGAAGAAGTTCCCGTTGTAGAAGAACCCGATCTTCTAGCAGAGATAGATCCAGAAAAACTCGCACAAGAATTCAAAGTAGATTTAAATCCTCAACCCATCGTTGAAGGCGATCCAGACATTGATGATCTAGAAAGAAAAGTCAATGAACTAGAATTAAAATATGCGGGTGTAATAGAACCACAAGAAGAAGTAAAACCAGAAGATGTCTGGGAAGAAAAGACAGAAGTTAAAAATGATCTTGAGGCTGTTCAGCAATCTGCATATGAGGTTCTTTCACTTACACCAACAGAAGTGAAAGATACTGATGAACGATCACTTCAAGAAATGGCAGTATCGTATATCACAAGTAAGAGAGAAGAACTTGCAGAAGAGAAAGATGAGATAGGTTCTCTCAAGAAACAAATTGTTGATATCAATACAAACATCCGACAAATGATTCTCGGTATGCAAGGTATCGGTGGCGGTGGTGAAGTCAGACTAGAGTTCCTAGATGACATTGATAGAGCAACCGCGAAGGTTAATAACAAATTCTTGATGTATGATTCTACACTTAAAAAGTGGAAAGGTGTAGATGCACATGAAGAATCTGGTTTAGATAGAGTATCTTCACATGTGATACCAGTGACGGATGATACATATGATCTTGGTTCATCTACATTAAGATGGCGAGACATCTATACTTCTGGTAGTACTATTGATATTGGTGGTATGAAACTTCAAAATGATGGTAGTCATAACTTACAAATTAAAGATGGTAGTGGTAATAAACAAGCCATTAGTGCTACTCTTGCTTTCTCTGATATAACAAGTAAACCAACTACTGTTGCTGGTTATGGTATTAGTGATGCTGTTTCTGCTAGTGCTATAGCGAACTTTATTACTTTATCTTCAATCTCTGTTGGATCAAATGCTAGTGCATCTGGAAGCGGTGGAATTGCATACAACAATTCTAGTGGTGTATTAACATATACTCCTCCAGCAATCGATTCATTTATAACACTAACATCTATATCAATGGCATCAAACGCTAGTGCTTCTGGTACTGGTGGGGTAGCGTATAACAACTCTAATGGACAATTTACATATACACCACCCGATCTTTCAACATATGCAACGCTTGCCAGTCCTGCACTTACTGGTGCTCCGACTGCTCCTACAGCCACTTCTGGGTCAAATGATACTAAAATAGCGACTACTGCCTTTGTACAACAAGAAATTGCTACACTGAAAGCCCTATTATACGCATATAATCAATCTTAAGGATTATAAATAGTG